CGCTTGATGATGTATCCGAGTTTTACGCTTGCGAGAATTAGCGTAGCAGCGTCGATTGCTTGCGACCAATTCCGCTCAGTTCCCTTAACTACCGCGCCTATCTGCATAGCACACCTACTTAGAAAAAAAAAGGCGCTAGCAAGATTTCTCTCACTAGCGCCCATCCGCCTACTTATTTTAGCGCGGTTTACGAAACTCTCAGATTCGGCATTGAATCTGCAAGCGCGTTAGCAGCGTCGTGCTGCATTCCCGCAAGTAGCGCCGCGTCCACAAACTGTTTGCGGAGATACGCGGGCGACTTTTCATAGTTCTCTTTCAGCGTCTTTGTCACTTCCTGATATTTCTTTGCCTTCGCCGCCGTGAGAGAACGAGTGTTAATCCACTTGAGGATTTCGTTGTCACCGGGCCAGTCTTCGCTTTGCTTCGCTTCGGTGAGATTTTCGTATTGCTCGGCCTCCCCCGAATAAGCAATGACCGGCGAGACTGGCTGACCCTGATAGGTATCGACACTGCCCGAAAACGGACTTGTTCTCATGGGTTGCTCCTGTTAGGTTGTCAAAGAACCGACTTACAAGGAAAGTATAGCACAGGTCTGGAAACGCGTCAAGCGAAAAGCGACGGGCATAAGTTACTCAACCGCTACCAGGGTCGTTTCCTGCGGAGTTCCTTGGGGTGCTCCTCAGGTGTTTCCAAGGGTGTTCAGTCGGCGTAAGTGACTGCGGCTAGAAGACTTAGCGGAACCGGACCCGTCGCGCGTCAAGTCACTTGGAGCACTAGGCACCCCGCCGTCGCGGGGCTTCCGGGTGGTTCTTATTTTTTTTTTTGTTTTTTTTACTATAATAAATACCATAAGTGTCAAATCTTTGACGTTGACAGCTACCTGGGGTCGTGTTACGCTGTTCGTGTGCGCCGACTGCCTAGCAGCCAAGTCCTTTGTTCCCAACAGGTTACGGCGACTGAACAGCCCCAGAAACACCCACGGAACTGGTAGCGGAGTCAGCCCAGAAACAGCCCCGGAATCTCTTGAGTAACTTATAGGAAATTATAAGATGAATCACAAATGGACTCCAAACGAGAATAATACGCGCGTTTGTTTCATTTGCGCGCGCGATTTTCTCGCACATACGCCAGCAGCACGATGCGAAGTATGTCAGAAGATATCGAAGTGCGATATTTATGATGACGTATTGAAATGCTTTGATTGCCGTAATGACGAAGTAGTCAAAAATCACAGAAAACTAGAATTAGTAATGAGTGGTAATAGAGAAGTAATAGAGGAAGCAAAGAAAATAGATAGTAGCATTAGATATAGCGGCGATATCTTCAATGCAAAGACAGTAGCGATAGAAGAATTAAGACGCGCGTTTCGCGCCGATGAATCAATTCCCGAACACGAAAAAAACTTCGCATTTCAACGCGCGCTAGCCGAGCGATTCACGCATCTTAAAGAAATCATTAGTAATCTAGAAAATACCGAACACGAACTAATGATTCAAAAGCAAGACTTGAAAGTAGAGCAGTTAGCTATTAGCAAAACGCTGAGAGATTTTGGTAATAATTTGCGCGCGGAAATACGCGAGCAGATAAGACAAAACGACGCGAACTACAATCCACCCTACAAAGTAGTTAAACCAAAAGTAGCTAAAATAACTAAATCACCATTTGACCGAATGGTAGAAGCATTAGCTATTGCCAATAATTGCAGTTTGGAAGCAGCTAAAACATTGCTGGAAAAGGGAATGAAGCAATGACTAGAACCGATGCTACCAAACTACTTCGTGATACTTTAGATGCCAATGAATTACGCGATTGGCACATTAGACTAACTACAGATTTTTCCAAACCATTTCTAGGATTGTGTAGTTACAAAGATAAGTGCATAATTCTCAACGCGCATCACATAGATACGCATCCTACACCAGAAGTACGTAATACAATTCTACATGAAGTAGCTCATGCGTTAACTCCACACCATAAGCACGATAGTGTATGGGCAGATAAGGCGCGCGAATTAGGTTGCGATAACACAATGCCTTGCGCGAACTACACATTATCTGATGACGCCGTTGATGCAATACGCTCCGGCGCGGAACTCAAAGTAGATTTTGAAGAACAAATAATTCGCACACCTAAATACACCGTAACACGTCTGCAAGATAAATGCGAAATCTGTGGCAAAGTAGCGAAAGAAAAAGAACGTGTAGAAGTTCCAGGATTTGTAGTAATAACTCTAGAATGTCTACACGTTATTCTCAGGCGGTCAGATTCTAAATCGCGGTTTGAAGATTTAGTATTTGACGGTAACAAAACATGTATTCATAATTGGGATAAGACTATTTGTAGAAATTGTAATGCGAAGCGTCTATATAAATATCAGATAGAAGGCGCGCGTTCTCTCGAAAAAGCGAACGGTCGTCTCGCTATTTTCGATGAAATGGGTTTAGGCAAAACCATTCAAGCCCTTGCTTATCTAAAGTATAACTCCGAATGCTTCCCCTATTTGTGGGTAACAAAAGCAGGAATAAAATATCAGCACGCAAAAGAAATTATTCGCGTGTTAGGCAACGAATACTTTCCACAAATTCTTCAGAAAGGTAGTGATTTTCTTATTCCAGGAATGAAAGGCTATCTAATTAGTTATGATTTATTCCGTAGATTAGATTTACAAATGTTTGTAGATGCAGGAATACAAACAGTAGTTCTAGATGAATGTCAAGCTATCAAAAATCCAGACAGTAATAGAACGCAAGCAGTAAGAAAAGTAGTACGCGAGATTACGAAGATTATCCCACTATCAGGAACACCTTGGAAAAATCGCGGTTCGGAATTCTTTGTAGTTCTAAACATGTTAGACCCGAAGATGTTTTGGTCTTACAAAGATTTTCAATACCGCTATGTTTCTAATTATTGGAATGGCAATAAATATTGTGAAGGTGGAATTAAAAATCCAGAAAAGTTCCGCGAACAGATAAAGCATATAGCTATTCGGCGCGAGCGTAAGGAAGTAATGCCAGAGTTACCATTAGTTAATAGAACACGTTTGTACTGTGAAGTACCCGACCACGCGCGCAAAGTATATAACGAGGAGCGTGATAAAATTAAAGCTATATGGAATGATGCAGTTCTCTCGGGAGAAGAAGATAGTTTCAAAACAAATGCATCAATCATGCAATCTCTAATAATCATGCGCCAAATTGTAGGAATAGCTAAAGTTCCTACAACAGTAGAATATCTCCAGGAATTTCTAGAAGATACAGACAGAAAAATTGCTTGCTTTGTTCATCACAAGAAATGTGGGGAACTAATCAGCGAACAAATGAGGAATTACTGTAAAGAAAACAATTTACAGGAACCTTTGGTTCTTACCGCTGATTTATCGCCTGATGAAAGATTTTCTGTTCAAGAAAAGTTTAATAGTCCCAACTACAGATTACTTATCGCTTCCACATTAGCTTCAGGAGAAGGATTGAACTTACAAACATGCTCTGATTGCATATTGCACGAAAGACAATGGAATCCTGCTAATGAAGAACAAGCAGAAGGTCGTTTCATTCGCATAGGCCAAACAGCAGAGCAGGTTAATTCTATCTATGTATTAGGCGATAGCACCGTAGATACAATACTTGATGGAATTGTAGAAGGGAAGCGTATAGAGTTTCACAACACAATGAATAAAGGTTCATTAACAGGATGGAATGAAAAATCTATAATTAAAGAATTAGCTGCTGCTATTGCGAGTCAAAAATGAATAAACCAATTAAGAAGTTTAAGAAGATAAAGAAAAAGAAAAAAAAAGCAAGCAAAATAGCTCGACAGATAACAAATGAAGTATTTGAAAATGCAGTAGACAAGGGCTATATATCACTTGATTGGGAAGATTATGAAATATTTCTCAAATAAGGAGTAAATAAAATGTGCGAATTTTCCCATAAAGATTCAGTTTTAATTGATATTTCTGAAGACGAAGCCTTACTGGGTAATCGCTTCTGGAAATTAAAAAGAGGAGGATTGCTTACTTCTCTTTACCAAAATTTTGTGTATGCCTCTAACAAAGTTTCTGGTCCTATTCCAGATTTAGAAGGAGATTTAGGTTTTTATAGTTGTAATTATAATAACTATAATAACTATAATAGTTATTATAGTTATAACTATAACTATAATAATTATTATTATGATAATTATTATAGTTATTATTACATTGTCGTTGGAATTACTAAATCGTTTGGTAAAGTAGTAAAACATGATTTAGGATATAGGGCAGAAAAAATAAAAATAATAGCCCTGTTTACCTTAAAAAATCATTGTGACAAAAACTTTCTAGAAAGTTTTAATTCCCTAGTAGAGAAAACAGCTTCCCATCTAAATGTAAAAACAATTCCTTTTCAATTTGGAGAATCAATTCCAAGTGAATAAACTAATTTGCCCATTTTGTAAGAACGAAGATAAATCTCTCATAGAGATTATCTGGCAAACAGTTTTGGAATTATACTGTTTATGCGTGGTTTGCTCCAAAAGTTTTTCAGTAAAGAAGTAGAAATGATAACTTTTCTAATATCTATGATAGCCATATTTATTTCGTTGGTTATGATATTTATTGGAATAATTGAATTATTCAATGCTGGATATGATTGGTGGGAGTAACTAAAATGGTTTATCTAAAAGTAGCTCATAATGACTGTGATATTTTTTCGTTTTCCACACTACATCGTGCAGTTAGATATATTCATGAGGAAAATATTACAGAATATATACTGAGTGATATTCCCTTCGAGGAATTTCCCTTGAACGATTACACATATATTGAAGGTTAACAAAAATGACAATTAACCAACTAATAGAACTCTTGAAAGCCATAGGTAAGACTGAAGCAGAGGTTGTGGTTACTGTTGATAATTTTGTAGATGATGGGGATGGAATTCAATACAACATGGGCAAATCTGTACCCATAATTGAAATAGTAGAATATGGTAAATTTATATGTTTAATTCCTGGGAAAGATGAAATATAATGTGTTATCAGAAATTTCATGGCTGTAAATACTGCAGAGCACAATACCTCTGTGATTTACAGAATTGGGTATGCCCAACCATAAGTAATGATGAAGATAGAAATATGTGTGATGAATGCCGCGCGCGTTTAGAAAAAGAACTCGCGCAAATAAACTTAGAAACCGTTAGTGAAATAGACATAGAAGACTTATTAAAATGACTAACATATCAATGGATTCTCAACTCTTGTCTACTCTACAATCCTGCCCTAGATTAGCCGATTTTCGTTTCAATAGAAATTTGAATCAGCTTGGCGGTAAATCTAATAGCCTAGAGTGCGGCTCATTAGTTCACACAATTCTAGAAACATATTACAAAACCTTAATCACTGGGAAAAATAGAGATGAATCCATATCACAAGGGTTCATAGCTGGTAAGGAATACATAAATGGTTTAGTTAATACACCAGAAGATAATGATAGAAATAGAACTGGATGGAAACACGTTCTGATTACGATGGAAAAATATTTTGAGTTTCATAAGAACGATAGTTGGACTCCTATTGCAGTAGAAGAAGTGCGCGGCGAGATTGTTTATGAAGATAGTGAGTTGCGCGTTTTTTGGAAAGCTAAGTTTGACCTCATAGCAGATACTAATCAAGGATTTATATCCGTTGACCATAAAACGAGCAAACAAAGAAGGGATGTACTGTCACTTAATAACCAATTCATAGGACAGTGCATCCTTCTTAAAGCACGCAACGTATGCATAAATAAAATTGGATTCCAAACTACTTTGGAACCACATGAAAAATTTCAACGTGTATTAGTTAGTTATTCCGCTGATAGATTAGCCGAATGGGTTAACGAAACAGTTCCACATTACGCGCGCATGTTAGTTGCGTATAATGAAGCGAACTATTTTCCACCTAATTATACACACTGCGAAAACAAATATGGATACTGTAATTTTAGAGAGGTTTGTGAATCAGATAGAAATATGCGCGACGAAGTACTAAAAGTTAACTTTGAAGTAGGCAAGGCATGGGATATCAATAACGACTAATGACTAAGCACATTCACAGGTACGTTCGGATAAAGATAGGTAGGAATCAACGTATTGAATACAAGTGCTCAATACCTGGATGTCCTCATCATATTCGAGAAGAATTAGCAATTGGACGCGAATCACTTTGTTATCGATGCGGAAATGTATTCTTTCTTGATAAAGAAAACATGAAATTAACCCGACCACGTTGCATAAACTGCAAACAGTCATCTAATCAAACAATAATAGATAAACTAGCCGAGTTAGTAGGTAAAATATGACAAATGAATGGGAGAAACTAACGAAACTTGAGGGAGCTGCTCGTAGTTCTTTATTTCAGCTTCAGATTGATTTAATAGATGCAATAAAAATACTAGCAGGACAGGGCTTTACTAGTATTGATTGTGTAACTGTTTTAGAAATATGTAGGAAAAACACAGATACTTATGCAAAGGAAATAAACCAATGAATAAAGTAACTGTTAACTTAGAATCAGTTGTTTGCTTACATAAACATTTCTGGTGTCTAATTGAAGATGGACAAATGATTCTTATTTGCAAAGATTGTAACTATGAAACAAATAATCTTTTATTAGCTAAACAAGCAGCAGTAACATTCTTAGCAGGACCACCTAATGTCCTTCATTAAAGTTCCTCATGGTTATGGAAATACTAAAAGAATAAGATGGCGTTTGTATAAGAGAGCTATGTTGGAATATAAACGAATTGTTAATTTGAAAAGAAAATTCCACAGGAATTAACTAATGCCAACATTAGATGTTGTAACACCTGATACATTTTTTGGAATGTTTAAGGGTGAACCCGGAACGCGCAAATCTACGGCAGCTTTATCTTTTCCTACACCACAATACTGGTTTGATGTAGACCAAAAGATAAAGGCTATGCTACTTCCTGGTAAGAGATGGGGAATTAACTTCAAGGACGTAGAATTTGATAGATACACTGACTGGAATTCAATTAGAGTTAAACTCGAAAAATTACAAGTTAGTTGTCCCTATAAAACTTTGATAATGGATTCAATAACTTCTATTGGAGATGCGGTTAATCGCCAAACAATGAAGTTTAAAACTGGTACTACTACTAAATCTGGGGAAGAAAAAGGTATGCGCGTTGCGGGTATACCAGTTAACACACTGGAAGATTACAAAGCAGAAGCTAGTGCATTCAGCGAAATGTTAGCTTTACTCAAAGACATCAATCAGTTTCATAAAACTAATGTAATTCTTATTGCTCACGTAATTGGTGACAGGAATATACCTGATTCACGTACACATTTCGCGCGCATCATAGTTACAGGTGGCAAGATTATTTCCGCAAAGATTCCTGCTTATTGCGAGGAGGTATATCATTTCAATGTAGAAGGCGCTATTGACACAAGTAAGGAAGGCTCATATGGACTGAAAACTGTGCATACTGGTGATGATTTCGCGCGAACTAGCTTACCATTACCAGCTTCAATAGTTTTCAATAATGAACCTTTGTACGAACGATGGATTAAACCAGCTATGCAGCAACTAAAAGATGAAAAACCAGTAACCAAATTTTAATCATATGACATGTCCAATGTGCTCCTTTCAAATAGAAGAACATTCTTTTATGCAACTAAAACAATGCGTAAATGAAAAGAGAACAGAAGAAAATGTAATTAAAGCTAAGAAAGAAAGAAATCTTGAAATAGAACAATACAAAGCTGAATTAAAGGCATACAAAAGGGAGTAACCAAACAATGTTAGTAGAATTCTCACAGGAAGACATTCTCCGCTCCAAAATCATCAAGCCCGCGTGGTATCGGGTTCGCATTAACAAAGTAACTGAAGCTCTTTCCAAAAATGGAGATTCCACGAATTGGATTCTAGAAGGAAAAGTGCTTCATGATGCTGATACTGGAGATAAGGAATTTGAGAATGTTCCCTCTCCATATTGGAATTTCAACAGCAAGGCTAAAGGATTTATGGTTGGATTTTTTGCCTCGTTAGGTGTTGAAATTTTGCCAGGAACGCGCGTCGATTTCAAAAATGCAGAAGGCCGAGAACTCGACGTGTTTGTCGAGAATGAAATGTACGAAAACCGCATGGTAAATCGTATCAATCACAAATATCGTGCTGTGAGGTAAATCTATGAATTACAAATTTCAAGAAATTCCTCCTGAAAAAGAGGAAGAATTTCCAGAAGATTTACTCAAGGACGATGATGAAGATGAAGAAAATGAAGAAATTCCGTCCGACGACGATGAGGATGATGACGAACAACCTATTATGCCATCTGAATAGGCTCTGTTCTGAATCCTGTTAGCTAAACGGACGGATATGGGCGCGCGGTTAATTATATGATTAACGTCCTACTAAGGACAGACATATGAAAGGCCGCGCGCTCACTTTTCATTAGGAACAAAATATTATGCAGGAAGCTGAAGTTATTCCGTTAAATGGACGTATTACTGGTAGAATAATTAAAATATCTCCATCCGGTTGGGGATTTATTAGTTCGCGCGCTAAACCCTTTACACGAATTTTCTTTCATTGGTCCGGTCTTTTACCAACAACTAAAAACTTTAAGGAATTAACCACTGGAATGTCAGTAGAATTTGAATTAGTAGATTACAAAGATAAGGGATGGCGTGCATTTCGAATTGGAGTAATAGAAAAATGATTCATCAACGTCCCGTGAAAGGTGGAAGGAAACAATTATCATCGTGCGTGTTGAAAGAAATTCGCGCACGGGTAGAATCTATTTCAAGGCATTATGGAGTATCTAAATCATTTGTTATTGCAACAGCATTAGCTGAAGCATTTAATATTAAAACTCAAGAGGACTATCATGAAACTGACAGAAAAGCTCGAAATTTTAGCTATGGAACACGAGAACATCGCGCGGTCAATTAGAACGACTATAAGTATACTAAATCCTGATAGAACTGAAAACGTCCGAACTGCAATTATTTCAAAGAAAAAGAAATTACATTGGACTCAAAGACCAGAAAATAAAAAGAGAGTGATGAAGCATATTAGAAGAATAGCTAGGAATAAATGACCTACAAACAGAAGTATTATAGCTGCAAAACATGGCACTCGAAAGTGTTAGTTATGAATCTTTACTTTCGATTGATGAATCATAGAAAAGGTTATTTTTCAGTAAGAGCTGTAGCTAAATACTTCGGTGTGTCAGTAGGTCTTACAAGTGAAAATCTAAAATTAGCTGAAAAAATGGACTATAAACTAAGAAATTTTAAAACCAGAAAAGATGCCTTATACTTTATAAGAAAGGAATAGATATGACAAAGGATGATATTGAATTCTTGGAGGAAGAACTTAAGGAACTAAAATTTTCTCCTCGAACATCAAAAATAATCGAATCTCTTATAGATGAGTTTGAAGGTAGTGATAATAAAATTTCTAAGTTAGAAACAGAAATTGATAAGTTAGAAGAAACCATAGATGACTTAAAATATAAAATCCGTAAATTGGAAGGATAATGCTTTCCCCCTACGTACCCGGCAAGGGTCCATTAACTCCTCGTATTGTCATTGTAGGTGAAGCTCCATCTTATGAGGAAGTTCAAGCATTAGAGCCGTTTGTAGGACCATCAGGTAGATTTCTTAATCAGTTACTTTCTGAAGTTGGAATAGATAGGAATTCCTGTTGGGTGACTAATGCGTGTAAATATCTTGTTCCCCCATCACCAGTTGATAAGAAAATTCCGTTCAAAATACGCGCACAATCAGTAGGAATAGATTTAGTTCAGCAGTTTGATGAACTTCGTAAAGAACTTCATGCGCTTCAGCCTAACGTAATCATAGCTTTAGGTGCTACAGCTTTATGGGCTCTTACAGGCAAAAGTAATATTCAGAAGTTTCGTGGTAGTATTCTACAGGGAATGGGTTATAAGGTAATACCAACATATCATCCCGCCCATATTCTTCATCAGGAAGGTGAGGTTAAAGGATATTGGAATAAAGCTATAGTTAGTTTAGATTTGAAGCGCGCCGCGCGCCAATCCCTGTTCAAAGAAATACACCTGCCACAACGTACTCTACAAATATGCAAAAATTCTGCACAATTTCACGATTTCACACAACGTTATAAAAATTATAAGTATCCTTCAATTGATATTGAGGCTATGAAGTGTATTCCAATTTGCGTAGGAATTTCATTTGATAAACGAGAAGGAATAACTATACCTTTGTGGAATATATGGAATATTTCGGATATACCAGATTCAGATTTAATAGTTATGTGGAATATGTTATCTGAGTTCCTATCTATTCGCGAAATAGTTGGTCAAAATTTTGGTTATGATCGTGATAAAATCAAACGATTAGGATTTATTATTAAAAAACTGCATTCAGATACAATGCTCAAAGCATTTGCTATCAATCCAGAACTACCCAAAAATTTATCCTTTCTTACCTCTATATATACTGAAGAACCTTATTACAAAGATGAAGGAATGTATGAAGGAAAAGTAGAAGATTTACTTATAGGATGCGCGCGAGATGCGTGCATAACGAAGGAAATAGATGAAGCATTAGATTCCGACATGGATGAATTAGGAACGCGCGCTTATTACGAAAATTTTTTACTTCCTCTGCATGAATTGTATTTCTTTAATGAATCAGATACAGCTATTGAACAAGTAGGATTTAGAATTGATGAAAATCTTCGTAAGAAACTTATTCATAAATACATAGAATGGGATGAAAAGGTTAGATATGAATTATTTAAAATAACTGGTGAATACATTAATACGTCATCTCCCAAACAAGTATCTGATTTGCTTTATGAAAAACTACATATACCTCCTCGTAGTGGAGTAGGTGAAGAAGTTTTAACACAATTATTAAATGGTGCGGTTAAGAAAGAAAATCAAAAGCGCGCAATTGAATTAATTCTTGAAGATAGACGTGTTAAGAAAACTTTATCTTCATATTTATATTCACCTCCTGATTTTGATGGTAGAATGCGAACTTCGTACTACATTTGTTTGGAGACTGGCCGCTCAGCTACACAACAACAGGAACCACCTATTCGACCTTCTATTGAAACAACATTGATCGAAGATGGCAAAAAAGTTAAAAGAAAAATTGCACGAGGAATGGCATTTCAAACTATCACCAAACATGGTGATATTGGTGCTGATATACGAACTATGTTTATTCCTGATGATGGCGAAGTTTTTCTTCAAGCAGATAGTAGTCAAGCTGAGGCGCGCGTTATTTTCCTATTAGCAGAAGATTATCAAGCCTTAAAGGATATAGACGAACATGATTATCATGCTCTTACTGCTTCTTGGTTCTTCGGTGGTACTGAACTTGATTATTCTAAGAAAGTACTGGGATATGAGCACCCGATTCGCTTTGCAGGTAAAACATTGCGTCATGCCGGCCATCTTGGAGCAGGTAAACGCAGAGCTGCCACTGAAGTTAATACTCAAGCTAGAAAGTATAAAATACCGCTCACTATCTCAGAATCTCAAGCAGAAAATGCACTACGGATTTTTCACAATAGACAACCCAAGATTCAGCAGGTATACCATAATCAGATAAGAAAATGTCTTGAAAGAAACCGTAGGCTAGTAGCTCCAGTACCTCATGGAATTGATGCTGAAATTGGTGGAATTAGAACATTCTTTGAAAGATGGAATGAGGAATTATTTCGCCAAGCATTTAGTTACCTTCCTCAACGTACTGTCAGTGAGAATACGAAAGCAGCAGCTTTACGTATTAGGAAGCGCGCGCCGTGGATTAAAATATTGGTGGAATCTCACGATGCTTTGCTTACTAGTGTACCTATATTACGAAGGTATGATGCTGCTAGTATTCTTAAGGAAGAATTTGAACGACCTATAAATTTCGAGAGATGTAGTTTATCGCGTGGAGAACTAATCATTCCTTGTGATATTGAGGAAGGAATGAATTATAAAGATTTAAGTAAATTTAATTTTATGGAATTGGTGAAATAATGGATAAAGATCCCAAATTAGTTGAGGAATGGATAAATTATATTAACGAACATGGAGTTAACTTGACTAAGTGGGAATTAGATTTTATGGAATCAATAACCGAGCAGTTCGAATTGTATAGAAGATTAAGTGATAAACAAGTAGATATTGTTGAACGAATCTATACGGATAAAACACCATGAATTACAGATTGGAGTTGCTAATTCATGATGAAAGCTTCAATGCTTATGAAAAAATTGAAGCTGATTCATTAACGGAGTTATTAGCTCAATTTTTGCTAGTAGTAGCGCGTATTGCTCCTGTAAATGTTGGCATTATTAATCTGACCGCAAGTGATGAATTCGTTCTCAATAAAGATGAAGTATTAGCCCTGCTCAAAGAATTGAAATATTCATACATAGATTATGATAATGAATTAGCAGTTAAAATAGTTCGCAATATGATTAGGTGGAGTGAGCAATGATAATTCTAACTGGTTATGTAATTAAATCTAAAAGAGGCGAACTTTATTTTACTATGAATTGTCTTGATGATTGGTGTTTTGATGCTAATAGAAGATTAGTTTACATCTTTCCAGATAGAGAAGTTGCAATTGAATGCATAAATAATCTTGAATTAACAGATATAGAAATAATTCCTGTCAGATTTACATACAGTTTTGAAATAACATAATGACATGGCTTGAAGAATTCTTAGCTCAACATGAAGAATTTGAATCGCCAGTTAATTTCTGGTATTGGGCAGCATTAACTATTATCAGTGCAGTAGTAAGAGATAACGTATGGGTTAATCGATACCTCTATAAATCATACCCAAATATATATGTACTTCTTTATGCCGATTCTGGATTAAAGAAAGGACCACCTATAAATGTCGCCAAACAACTGGTACGCGCTACTAATGCCACTAAAATAATTTCTGGTAGAAGTTCAATTCAAGGAATTCTTAAAGAGCTTGGAACAGCAGAAACTAAACCGGGTGGTAAGATTGACACTAGATCAGCAGCATTCATATGTTCATCAGAACTGAGCGCATCAATTGTAGAAGATAAAGCAGCTTTAGATATTCTTACGGATTTGTATGATCGTTCATACAATACCGGTGAATATAAATCACTTCTCAAAATGGAAGTATTTTCTCTGAAAGATCCAACTATCACTTTATTAGGTGGATTAAATGAGGCTCATGCCGAAGCATTATTCACTAGAAAAGATATACAAGGTGGATACATCGCGCGTTCCTTCATTATTCATGAAAGCAAAAGAAACAAAATAAATCCTTTAATTCGTAAACCTGATGTAATTCCTAATTATGAACATTTAGTTATATACTTAAAAGAATTAGCTAAAATTCATGGAGCTTTTGCTGATTTAGAGAATACACCTGCTGGTAATTTATATGAAGAATGGTATCATGATTTTATTCATAAAATGGAAGAACAAGATGTTAAAGATCCAACAGGAACTCTTAATAGGCTTTCTGAATCAGTAATGAAAGTAGCTATGTTGATTTCATTGTCTAGTTCTCCTAAATTAACTATAAATCTTCTTTCAATGGAGCAAGCTATTAGTAGATGTGAATTCCTTATAGGTAATGTAAGAAAGACTACAATGAGTAGTGGTAAATCAGTAAGCACACAAGAAAAAGCTTTAGTTATAAATGAATTGATAAACCGTTCCAACCATATGATTACGCGCCAACAATTAAATAGGAAGTATTGGATGCGCGCGTCATCTCAGGAATGGGATGAGATCATGGAATCACTTCAAGTAGCAGGAGTAATTATAGTTGAGTCAGTAGGTAATCAAATTGTGTATAGAATGCCTATTCAACAAGTAACTGATTGGACAAATCATTTGAAGGGAAAGTAATCGTGATTAAAATTTATTATCACAAAAATTGTTTTGATGGCATCTGTAGTGCATGGGTAGCTTGGAGAGAATTCAGTAAACATGCTGATTATATACCAATAAACTATGGAGAGCCTTACGAATCGATTATAGAAAATTGTAACAGAAATGATGATATTTATTTCGTAGATTTCAGTTTACCACGAAATTTGATGGATTTACTTTATTCCAAAGTGAATAAATTAGTAGTTTTAGATCATCACAAAACCGCCGAAACTTCTCTAAAAGATGCTTCATATGCAATATTTGATATGAACGAAAGCGGCGCTTCTTTAGCCTGGAAATGGTTCTTTCCTGATTTAGATATTCCTTTTCTAGTTAGATATATCAAGGATAGAGATTTGTGGTTATTCAAAGAAAATGAATCAAGAGCAATAAATGCCTATATTCAATCCTATGAAATGAATATTGAAATTTATAATTATTTATATTCACGCTTAGAAAATGATATTAAAGATGCAAAAATTATTGGACATGGTATTCTTCGTTATATGGATAAATTAGTTAAGGATATGTGTAATACTTTTATTATGAAAGATATAGGTGGTTATTCTGTTCCTGTTGTTAATGCTTCAATACTATTTAGTGAAGTTGGAAATGAACTCTGTAAAAGAAATTTAGGATTGTTTTCAGCTTATTACTTTGATAGAAATGATGGCAAAAGACAATGGGGATTGCGATCTATTGGGGATTTTGATGTAAGTGAAGTGGCTAAGAAATATGGAGGAGGTGGACATAAAAATTCAGCAGGATTCATTGCCACAGTAGCCCAACTGGTAGAGGCAACAGACTTAAAATCTGAATAGTATGAGTTCGAATCTCATCTGTGGCACCACTTCTTATAGGAGATAAAATAATGGAAGATTATCCAGCTTTAGTTCCTGAACTAGAAAAGCTTATTAAAAGCTTGGAAAATATTTTGGATAGTGATGAAACAGAAGAAGTTCCTAGAATTATGCTTCTAATGTTATATCGCACTCTAGCAGAAGCTAGAATGTATATTTTAGAATTGGAAAACAGAAAATAGTATTATTTTACAATCTGTTTTGCGAATTTAGATTTCTTTCTATGACTAGTTTTACTTAGAAATTCACGCGCTACTTCTTTACTAGGACCAATAGAACGTAATTTGCCATGTGCCGCCGCTTGCATTAGACGAAACTGACGCGCGCTTTTGATCGGCATAATTATCTCGGAATTTGCAACATTCTACCTGGACTTATTTTTGGTACCCTTCGTTCATAAGTATTAACACTCATTCCAAATGCTGCTGGAATTATTAAAGGAAGTAAATTTGGATCTTCCTTAGCTAAATCGATTGTATCTCTAATAATGATAGGAGTAAATAAGCTAGCCACTTCTGCTGACGGACTTATAGGTTTACCAGTAAAATCTTTTCCTCTTAACATGTCTACTGCAAATGAAGCTATAGGACTAAGTTTGCTTTCACCTAATTGGGTAATAACACTAAGTCTTGTAGGAGCTACATAGGATTCTCCAAATTTAGATTCTCTACCTGAAATTGTGCTAGTTGATTTACCGGAAATTAATTTCATGGCTGCTGCAATATACTGTTGGAATCCCCCCCAAGGATCAAGACGTGTATTTCCAAATATTATCTTACCCAAATCTGAACTAGTAGGCTCAGTTCCAACTTTAATACCGCTCAATTTAGCTAACGAATTTACCGTTAAGCCAACCCCAACTATTGAAAACAAAGCTTTGAGAGCTTCTTTTCTGACAAATGGAGTAGCCTTAATATAGTAACTTGGATTCAATATTGTTAATCTACTAGTAATAAGTCTAGGAGAAAAGAATCCCCAATTTAATTCTGTTCCAATCTTTTCTAATCTGCCAAGTGAACCCCTACCAGTAGAATTATTTACGAATTTAGCAATTTGAGGAGCTTCCTCTAAAATATTGAGGTTCAAATTCAATGCTTGTTTAACTAAATCATCAAATACATCAGCTCTTAGTTTGTTAAGAAATCCAACATAGGCCCTTTCAGAAGCTCTTATTCCAATGCCAGCTAAAGGAATTTGCTCAGCCCACTGACTAAGAAATGCTTCTTCTCTGTTTTTCAATCCTTGACCGATATCAGTAAGCTTTAATCCAGCACGTTCCCCAAATTCATACAATGGTCTTTGATGTAATGATTGTTGAAGCGATTGAAAGGCTTTCTCGGATTTCCACAAACTAAACATATTTGAAAAAGATTTCCAGTATTGCTTTTTAGCAATCAATGGTAATCCCTGCCTTAATGGAGCAGAAAAATCCATCGAAGCCATGATGGCTTTAGGAACGTTTATAGCCTGACCAATATGTTCTCTTATATTACCAGGAATAACTCCTAGTCCTCCGTGCATTTCAATTACTTGAGATAGTTCAGAACCAAATACTTTTTCTAGTAGAACTAGTTCACTTCTTTGAGGAACTTCTCCGCCATATTCACCAAATAACTTAGCTAATCCGGTGCGTGCATGTAACTTCTGAAAATCATTTAGTTTATCTGAATATCTTATAGCCTTAAATAAATTATCTATATCTATTTGTTCAAATTTTTCTCTAACTGATTCAAATCCGGTTTTAGGTAATTCTCCTTTCATTAGTCCAAGTTCTTTGTAAAAGCCTGCTTCTCCTTCTTCCTTTACTCCTTTACTGGCTGCTATTCTTTTACCTCTTTCAGTGCTATAAAGTTGTTCTTGAACTTGACGAATAGGACGCGCAGTTTTAATTACTTCTATGAGCTTGCGAACAGCAATTCCTGTTCCATCTGGTTGATTACCGCCAGGAATTTGCTCCTTTCCGGTTCCTGGAGCTTTTTGCTTAATTCCCGTTCCCAAGAGAGGATCATCGCCAAGTGACTTTCTCCCTTGAGATTCTTGATATCGCTGTAATAACGTCTGTAATTCTGGAGTGTAACTTCGTCCGTCTTTTGTAATGGACTGGAAGAATCGTTTTTGAGCTGCTGTAGCATTGCTGGCTCCATACTTTGAATAAACTTCAGCTAATCTAGTAGTAAATCCTTGGTCATGACCACCACCAGGTAAATGAGCTACTTCGTGCAAAATTGTATGTAGAAATCCTGCTGATGCTTGTTCTGGTGTGTTATCTTTTATAATAGTGAAAGGATTTATTAAAATGGCTGACTTACCTTCGCCCGGAGCTGGAATATGAATTCCATAAAGAGAATCTTCAAATATTATTCCAATTTTTTCTAATTTTGAAATTTCTAATGATTCAATATTTTGTAGAGCTAACTTTGCATTTTCGGTTATTTCAGAAATATCAGTAGATAACTTAATCATATCCGGACTAGTTTTAATAATTTCTAATTCTTCTGGATTAAATCTATTACCAGTGTTATAAACATAAAATTTTTTGCCAGTTGGTAAGATCATTTCTGGCATAGTTTCATAAATTGCTTTTAATTCCCCAACTCTTTTGCCTATTGATGGTTTAATAATAGCATCATTAATAAATTTTCCCAAATTATCTAGCGTTACTCCTCTAATTGATTCTCTGTTAGCGGTAAATGGATAATCTGGATGACCTTCAGGAACTTTCGATCTAATGTTGACAATAATATTTTCTGGAATTCCCGGTAGCTTATCCCATCCTACTCTTCCACCACCCTGATACAATCCATTATTTAGTATTTTATAAGGAACTCCAGTTGATTCACCATATTTGGTTCCTTCTGGAATAATAATATCGATTAACGATGCTGGAGTTTCTAGAGTTTCTATATTAGCACCTCTTAAAGAGGGCGATCTAAATTCCTTTGAATCATCAAGCCAATCAAGCCATCCCTCATAGGCTTTATCCATAAATTTTATCTTACCTTGTAATCCAACAGAATTCTCCGCTAATTCCCGAACATAACTGCTAATATTATAGAAAGGAATATCCTCACCAGGCAAATAAGTTCTAACAGTTAGTCCTGTAGGTTTGTCAGAACCTACATACTTGCTCCTAATTTTTACGCCAGAAAGCAATTCTTCAGGAGTTCCGCTAAATTTATATTCAACTCTACGTTTAACTCCTTGAGCAATGATTTCATCAGCAATACTAGTTACTTCAACTTTCTTTCCTCCAAGCAAAGGAGCAGCTTTAGCTAGTCCAAACCCACCAGCAGCAGTAGGATCAGCTCTTTTTCCACTAGAACCAAGGTCCGTAAATACTGTACTAATCTCATTAAGAGTTAACCCTGATCCATTATCACTAACTTCAATAAATTTTCCTGGTCTATCCAAATAAACCTTAATTTCACCATACTTACCAAGATTCTTAACAGCATCGAAAGAATTTTGAATTAGTTCCTTAGTAGCAATTCTACCAATATCACCAGCATAAAGACTAGAGCCAAGAATCTTACCCAGAGAAGTTATATCAGCTCCAATCTTAACACCTTCAGGAGTACGCGCCGCTATTGGTTCAGCGTAAGATGGTGGTTTCCAAACAGGAGCAACTTGTTGAATTGGTAATCCAAATTCTGATGAGGATAATCCTCTAGGTTGATTAATTTCAGGAACACCGAGTTTCAAATTCTGAACAGGCATTTGAGGTGCTTTAGGTGGCACTTGAGATGGTGGTAAAATTGAACGTGGGGCACGCATTCCCAATCCACCACCAACCATTTCTATTCCACCTAATAATTTTTCAGGAATAGTTTCACCAGTGTAAGCATGATAAGCACCTGAAGCTGTAACAGGAATGGACAACGCGCGCCCAGTAGTTGATAATGCAGAGCTTAATCCTGGTAAACCCGCTCCAGTCGCTAAATTAGCACCTCCAAAAGCTCCAGTTAAAGCTAAGTTTAATGGACTGCTCAATCCACTGACAACATTCCCCAAAGATTGTAAATAGGCTCCGCCATAAAGAGGTAAGGTTTGACCAAGAAAACCCTGTCCAGATTCTCCTTTTTGCATTAAGGACTCAGCAAGCGGATTTATTGCTCTTGAAGGCAATGTAGTTAGTGGAGTAATAGCGCGTTCCCACAGTGATTTTTGTGGTAATGGAGCTTGTTCAACTAAACGCGCAAAGCTAGGTGGTTTCCATGTTGAACCAATAGGTTGCGCGTAGTCAGGTGGTTTCCACTGAGCCATTACTTCACCACTTTCATACCGCTCTTCATAGCATCTGAAACTTTATCAACAGGAACTTCATAAACATTATTGTCAGGCCCAATCATCCTTACCATTAGCGGTTGACCACTAGAGGTTGTAGTTGGACTTCTTTGTACAATTCTGGTACCGGTAGGATTACCTTCAGAATCATAAACAATTTCTGTTTGGGTTGTTGGCCCTGTAGTTGGTCTAGATGGTGTAATAGCTCTCTGTTGAATATTTTGCCTAGTTTGTTCACCTTGAGCAGCAATATTCTGCCTAGTTTGCGTCCCTTGTGCTCCAACAACTTGCAATCTATTTCTCAATCCATAATTAGCTTTATCTAAATCACTTAGTTCTATAGATTTAACTCCAGTTTGAACTACATCAGTTGGGTCAATTTTGTTAACTCCAACAACAAGCCCGGTGTTATCATCAATTACTAAATCATAATTATTAGCTTTAAGTTGTGCTAAACCGAGTTTTTTTCTATTCAACTCCTCAGTAGCTTGATTCTTTCTTTCAGTTTCACCTAATTGTCTACCTCTTAGTTCTTCAGATTCTTTATTTCTTCTTTCCATTTCAGCTAATCTTCTATCTTCTTGCTCTCTACGAATTATTTGATCAGCCATCATTCTTTGATTAGTATTATATTCCCGCTCAAGACCTGCTGCTTCCTGAATTGGTTTAGTTCTATTCATCCAATCATTAAGAGCATTATAGTAATGATAATTCAGAAATTGGTCAGAAGCTTTAGCAGGATCCTCCTGACTCATTCCGTAAATTGCAGCACCAATTTTCCTCAAGGTAGATGGTTTATATTGATCTCTTTGAGGAAAATTCTCTAATGCTCCGTAAAGCATGTTCTGACCACGTAAATCAGGCTGATAAAGCTGACTCCATCTATCAGCCATATTTATTTCTGGTTGCTGAAAAGATGGAGCCTGAAGCATAGGATTAACTCTACCAGGCAATGAAGCTTGATTAAATGGTGTTGGATTGAATATGTTATTTAGGCGACTAAGTAACTGAATGTCCTGAATAGCCATAAATCACCTATGAACTGTACCCACCAGGATTATAACCACCAAGAGGATTACTTTTACCACCACCAATACCAAGTATTTTCTTACCATAATCTCCTAATCCAGTTAAACCTCCTAATCCAATCAATCCACCAACAAATCTACCACCAACACCCATAGCAGAACCAATATTACCCATAGCAGATTGGAAATTGCCAGGTAATTGCGCGTTGTTATAACGCGAACCTATTAGTCCTAATCCCATTTGATTACGTAATTCCTGACCACCTAATAGATTCTGACCAGCTCCTAATGCTTGTGAACCGAATACATTAGCTAATGCAGGATTAGTTCCATAGAGATCAGTCATTCCACCTAATGCAGCCATTCTCATACGCGCTTCATCCTGAACATTACCAGCATTAGCAGCAGAAGCACTTAAATCAGCACCAAGTCTTGATTGATCAATACCTGTCATGCCAGCTAGACCAGCCAACTTCATTTGCGCGTTAAGACTATCAATATCAGTTGATCTACCTTGCGCACCTAATCCTGTACCACTTAATCCTGCTAATCCAGCTAGTTTACCTTGCTGTACCATTTGGGCAATACCAGCATTAGCATTAGTATTGATGTCTCCAATAGCATAACCAGATTCGCGCGCCATTCTAGATAATGCAGCATTATAGTTAGGTGAGAATTGTTGTAAAGAACGACCGCGCGCTGCTTGGTCCATAGCATTAGAATAAATAGCGCGCGTCGGTGCAATAGACCGTGCTCTTATGTTTTGTAAATCAGCTTCACTAAATCCACCTGTTTTAGCAAAATCACCATATCCACCAATAGCACCGCTTACAGCACCACGCCATTCTGGATCCCAACCATAACCACCGCCTTGTTGGGCTAATCCAGAATACATACCATATTCAGAACCAAAAGGATCACTATAACCAACCCCAGGCATACCACCTTCACCAAAAGGTTTATCATACATGTTTTGGTAGCCCTGCATAATTTGATTATAAGAGCCCAAATTCATACCAGCGCCCTGATTATAATTATTCATCATGGCGCCTTGAGTTCCATAGAGAGAGTTTTCTAGTCTCTCTTGACCACCCATCATGCCCGATCTTTGGGCATTGATTTCGTTTTCCATTCTCTTATGATCACCCTTAGCCATGATTAAACCTCTAGAAAAAGTGCATTTCCTTTGCAATCCTGAAATCCATACTTTTTAAGAATTCCATGCCACTTATCATCTTGAACGAAGGCATGTAACTGCTCAAATCCATTTCTATTAGCTACAAAGATAGAAGCTTGAAGAATTTGTAAAAGGGCACTTTTTCTCTCATGTGGTGAATAGTCTCTATTAGTAATAATAATGGATTCAGCAATAGACTTAACACCACCACCAGAAATTACATTTTCATTATCATCAACAACTACAAAACTACCAATAAATTTCTCTAAAAAATTGGGGAATAGAAATTCAGTTTCATAGAATTTAGTATGAATTTCTCGTAGTTTATCAATATCTGACGGTTGAAGCGCGCGAATTATCATGCATCAACATCCAATTCAAAATGCCCCATATCTTTCTTATCCCAATCACCACCCCAAATTAACCTAACATCTACAGCTTTACCAATTTTACCAATTCGTTGCCAAATGGGATCAGATGAACTCCACATAAGTTTATCAGGACCATTCAATCTATATTCATCAAATGGACATATATCTATAGCTAATCCATCAAGATGTTTACTATGTGTAGTCCAACTAACTCCATTCACTAAATTGATTGAATGTTCCGCATATGTTCGCAAGGTATCAACTACAAGTATAGGAATGCCTGCTTCAACGAGACGCGCGATTAGCTCAATCGCAATAGGTCTAAATCTTTTGTCAAGATCATTAAGCGCGCGGCTCATGCTTGTTTCCAACTAAGAAGTGTCATTGCTACGGGCCAAGTAGCTTGAACAGCATTACAGAAAAATCCTACTTGATCTGCTGTAAGGAAATCTGTTCGTCCTACTGAATGAACTGTTGTCCAATGCTGACCATCAGCGGAATAACTTGTAATACGATTCACACCATCATCAGCAATTCTAATAAAAACTAAATTGCCAGGTGAAACTGGTAATGTGTTTGTGTAATTAGCTGAAAATGTAGTGGGATTAGTATACTTAACAGCTCTAATTGCACTATCACCTGAACCTGTTAAGGTAGAATCCCAAATAAGAGCCCCTGTTACTAATTTTCCATCAGAACTTTGCCTAAAAAGTAGACCACAAGCAGCAAAATCTACTTCTGGTCGCATTTGAAGAAATGCTGCTGTAATTGTATACGGAGTAGCTGGTGCAGATTTAATGCGCGCTCTTACATTTTCGCCAGCGCCAGCAGGAGCTATTAGATGAATACCTCCATTTGTTGTATCTACAGAAGCACCACCTTGATTAACCCAACTGAAATCTCCATCTACAGGCACAGTAAACGGAAATATTGGTCCCCAAGGCGCCCACGCACTACCTGTATCGCGCTCCGCGTAAAATCCATCATTAGGAAGAAATATTCTACCAGCTTTAGCAGCAGCTTGTCTTGCAGCGTAAGCAGCAGTAGTTAGATACGTAGTTCCTGTAACTACTTCAGCAGACAATCCTGCATGAGCCGCTTCAACTAAATATTCAGCATTAGTAGGAGCACCAGCACCAGAAGAAATCGCATGCCACGAAGAATCATAAAGATACGTATTGCCCGTATCAGTTTCATACCAAATATAAATTGGTTGTCCACTACTAGGTGGAACAGGAGTAAACGCCGCACGTTGAGCAGCAGTTCCGTAATGTTGATAAACAGCGTAAGATGTATCGCTCATGGTGTATAAGGTGTATAAATAAAGTTACCGTTACCATCATTAAGAGGATTAGCAGGATTAGCACCATCACTCATCACAACGAAATCCACGGCTAAACTACTTAATGATGTACCAGACATTGTTAATCCCGTACCAAGTGTTATTTCCTGTACATCTCCTGCTCCTGCTGCACTACCTCTACCAAGAAGGCGCGAAGCTGCTGAAACATCTTGCATTTTTGCGTAGGTAACAGCATCGTTAATAATTTTAGGAGTAGTTACTGCATCATTACTAATAACTGTTGCTACTGGTGAGGGAGATGGACCACCTGTAACGTCACCAGTTAATTCTATATTATCGATTGCTGCTACAATATTCTGAATCAAATCTCCAAATGCTGTACCCGCAAACATATTTAGAACAAGATCCTGGAACTTCTTAACTCCATCTATTAAATTATAGATACACTGATAGAGCGCGTTATTAGAAGTTTGGACGCGCGAATTGGCTAATGCTGCCTTGATTCGCGCGTAATCTGGTCCAGTTCCATTACTCATGATGGATATTCAGCGTAAATCGACCTAACGAAAATTGTAATTGAATTAACGCGCATTGTTTCATTTATTGCATCTGTATATCCTTTTAACATAGCTCCCTGAGTAATAAAATTAGATAATCTAGTTGGAAATCTTGGAGCTGGATCAGTCATAACTATTTCTGTTAAAATTTGTGAATTAATCTTTTCAAAGTCATAGAATACCAAATGAAGTTTACCTGAACCCTTCAAATCCATTCTAACCGCACCGTAATGAACAATAGAATTGCCAGGCATTACTTATCCTCGATTACAGCAGTTTGGAAAGAGGGATCTGGCTTTTTATAATCATTTTCGTCAAATGGTTCGTATGCAGAAACTAATGTATCAGCCGTCTTATTAGGTATCAATTCATATAAACCACTTAATATAGTAGCAACAAAAGGTTCTGCAATTGGACGTTCTGCTAATATCAAATTAAAATTATAAGTTCGTGGAGTTGCAAGTGAGCAACGTGCGCGAAAGCTAAGTCGAGTCGATATTGGAATAATTAAAGGAATATTAAAACGAGTCCAAACAAACGATGTTCCTGATACCGTATCAGTAGCATCCCAACGAATAGTATGCGCGACTTGTTCGAATCCTGCTGCACCAAATCCTAAGTCAAACTCAGCTTCAGCTGGAACTGATACTCCATTCATTGTCATTCCGAGAACTACGTATTCTTTTCCCGCGCTAGCATCAAGTTCAACCCATGATCCATTTTGCCAAGCACTTGCTCCAGTAAAAACTCCCATTTGCAACGTAGTAGGAAGATTATCATAAACTAATTCTCCTATAATATAATCTTCCGTCCAATTCTCAAAATCAGGAGTTATTCCTGAAACTTCAATATAACCGAAGGTAGCATCATGTCCTAAACCGGCACTAGTTCCCTGATTCTTAAGGCGCATAGATACGCGGGAACCTGCTGGAATCAACCGTCCATAAGGCCAAGTTATATTAAACCTACCACCTCCAAATCCTACACCATGATGAGCAATAATACTAGATATTGGAATTTCATTACCAGCACTACCTACTCCAATATCATATTGAGTTAATCCTGTATTGTCTTTAGACCCTGATAACTGAACAATAACAATATCTTTTGAAGTATTTGCAATAAATTCATACCAACCAGAATAATTAGTCCAGCCACCAGCTCCGGAAACTGTTAACAATTGATAAGGTTCGAATAACATCTTGTCATTTGTTGCTAATCCTGCAATTACCTTTTTCAAAACAACAAAACCTGTACCAAACGATTTTGCACCCGCAGAATTTTGGCATTTTGCGCGAACAGCTACGCGAGTTCCAGTAGGAATTGGGCCAAAAGGAGGATTAAAAGGTATTGTCCACGGACCTCCTTGCCAAGCGTTACTAGATGCAAACCATGATGCTAAAGTACTTACTGTCCATAAGGGAACCTCATTACCCGCAGAACCAATGCCAATTTGAACATCCCAAGTTAAAAAATTTCCCCCAACCATTACTAAATCAGTAATTATCCAATCAGTATCAGTACTTGGCGTTAATTCTACCCAACTACCATAAGTATTGATTGTTGCGTGAGTAGTTACAGTTATACGTGATCCACTCGGAATACAAACAGGACCAATAGTAGAAACTGGCATTACATTTTTTGAGCCACTTAATGGTAATCGCCAATATTGTATTGCTACTGCCCATGTTGAGGTATTTGTTGAAACCTGTCGTAAACGTGCTACAACACGATCTCCACTTGAAATTACATTACACGGAGCCGAAAGATGAAAAACACTACCTAATTCGGCACTACCACCTGAATTATTACCAGAATAACCTCTAACACTAGCAATAACAACTTCTGCACCAATAGCACCAACACCAATATCTACTTCGTAGAAATTACCATCAGCAAATGATCCAGGACGTACAATAACGCTAGCCAAACGCCAATCAGCATTTGCACTTGCCGTTAATACTGCCCAATTGCTATTTGTATCAGCAACTCCTGATGGAGTAATAGTTGCTCCATCAGTGGCAGTTGGGCAAACCAATAAAGGAGTATTAGTTTGATATGGATTTGATAACACGCTTATAGTTCCCCATCAGATCCAACAACAAGTGCATTAATATTTATCAATGTAATAGTAGTTATGCGCGCTCGAAATTCCCAAGGACACCATCTAATTTTATCAGCAGCTAATCCATTGGAATAATCTGCATATAACATCTTTCTATCAGGCAAACACATATAAATCTTTTGATCAACCGAATCATTAACTAATTGAATGTACTTAAAATTATCCCTATCTAACTCTGCCCAAAAGTCTTTAATTTTCCAGGTTAGTTCGGGTCTATTATAAGCTCCATTAAATAACATAATCCCATCTAAACTAGTTACAAGTAAGTAATCTACGTTAATTCCACCTGAATCTAATACAGTTGCTATTCCATGAATTGAAGCACCTACGCCTTGATCTATAGCAATCAAAGGCCAACTAGTAGGATTATCTCCATTATCGGTATAAGCTAAAGTGCGCGTTTGTTTGAATATGTAGAGAACATCCCTATATTCTTGTGCATTTGTTAATGGTTTACTATCTAATGGAGCAACAATAAGTCCATCAACTTGATCAATAGCTTCTGGTTCACCTGGAAAAGAAAGATAAGCTGTTGAATTCAATCCTGATTCATCTAAACTAGGATCGTTGTTAAATGCGCCAAATACTGAACCAACAATCATACGATTGTGGAAAATTCCCATAACCGCACCAGCAGGTATTGCTTCAAATAAATCCTCTAAATGTGAAGCATCTTCGAGAAGTTCAGCATCATAGAAGTTAACTGGTAATGTAGTTGTTGTATTATCAGCAATTCTTCCATTAGGAACGAAGTACAACTGATAACCGCGCGTATTTCCTGTATAATTAGCAGTTTGAATTAGCTTACTAGCAACAACACGACGCGCGGTTACTGAAGAACTTGGGCTGATAGGTATATTACTTAAATCTACTTTCTTATTACCAGGTGTAGTTACTGTTGGTAATGTATCAGGACCAAATGAACTCAGAAATCCTGAATCAGTTTCGTATACCACACCAAAGATATGTATTCCAGCCTCTACATTACCAACAGTAGCACTATTAGCTGCTGCTAATGCACCATCAGCATCTACAGGTTTATTGCCAGCGGCTGCTCTAGCTGGATTACCCTCTCCATCGTACATATATACGAATTCATCCTGTAATCCTATTGCTCCGTCATGAGGTGAAATATATGCACGCCCGCTAATGTTGACAAACGCAAAATCTGTCATACCAGTAACGGATAATATAGGAACTAATGGAGTTGGAGATTTAGTATGATAAATATTACCATGAGAATCAAGAACTAATAATCCCTCATCATTCTGATGCACATACATGTACATCCGAACAACATCAGAAATAGTTTTCCCACCAACATTTACAACATCAATACCATCTCTAGTTCTGAACCCGGACTGAATAAATTGTAAATTATTACAATCCGAGAAATGATCCATAGGCGTAGATTCAGGATCACCACGTCTCCAAAGACCATTAAATTCTTCTATCAGAACCGGAGAATGATTACGCATCGTCAATAACAATGATAACCTGTTGATTGCCCGTAGCAGTATTACACTGAAAAATAAATTTAATTTTCTCCTGATACTTATCTAACCAATCCTGAATTTCATTTTGTGGAACCCAATAGGCTTTCAGTTTCATAAAGCCTCAATGTGCATCTTATTTTTTAAGGAAAGATGCACAGAAACCTTATTAGTTAATTACGCAGGTCGTGCAGTAGACCAACCAGCTTCCGTAGCGTTTGCCATCCACATAATACCAGCAGCAATAGTAAGCACTCCTGTAGCATTAGTAGCAGTAGCAAATCTGCAACCACTAATAGTACCAGTATCACCTGATCTATCAACCTTGATATAATCAGTTGGTGCTGTACCATCTTCCAAATTATCGAATACACAATCTCTAATTTCAAGATTAGCAGTTCCACCACCAGCAGCTAATCCTACACCAACGGCAGTATAATTATGGAACCAACTATTTCTAATGCGAATTGATGTTGGATAACCATAGCCGGAATCGTCAAGAAGTATAGCAGAACCACACCATGCAAATTCACAATCACTGAAAAGAACATCAGCAGCTTGATCCGTAGCAGAACCACTAAGAAGAACACATGTTCCTGTTGGACCTTCAAATTTGCATTCATACGCTCTAAAGCGCGCACATGCTGATATATTTAGAGCGTAGCTACTAGAAGAACCGCCTGCTACACCAACGTTAATAAGAGTTACATCACTAGCTAACACTTGTAGACCTTCGTCACCAGCAGCAGATGGTTCAATATAACACGCGCCGCGACCTCCAGCACCAATTAACGTAATGTTAGAAAGAGTAGCTGGAATAATCAGATTTCCTTCTGCATGACGTTGAGGACCAATAACTCCAACATCACCAGGAGACATTAGTGCTAACATTGCACTAATTGTATCCGCGCGTTTCGCCATACGTGGAGCATTTTCTCCTACGTACCAAAAATTGCGCGCGAACGAATATCCACTCATCAATACACCGCTAGCAGCAGCTTGCTTAACTTGACCCCAGATATTATCCATGATACTCCATCCTTTAGGACATGCTCATTTAGAGCACAGAGCGTGAACGATAGTTAGCCATAAATGGTCTACGACGTACCGGATTAGATTGCCTTCCTTTCGTATTGATTACAACAAATCTATCGAACGATAAAATGGCCATTGTATTAAGAGCTTCCGCGCGTTCTGAATTTTCACCAATAAACTGGGCGCACAATCCAGCATTTCTATAAGCAAGAAACGATCTGGCATTTATCAATTCAATAACCGTATTCTCTGTTTCAATTACAGGTAGTCTAGAAGCTATGTAATCAATTCGTAAATTACGATTAGTTGTAGCTCCAATAAATTCAATTTGCTGATTTTGCCAAATCCAATTAACTAATGAAGCTGTTTGAGTTACTAAGCTAGGAAGATAATCCTTCCTATTCATTGGCTGCCAGTCTTCAGTACTACCCTGCAAACGCTCCCATAACCTTTGTATTTCAATGAGATTGCTAGGAAGCGCGGGATTAGTAGTAAAACTCAGAGAAGTTGTGCCAAGAGATATGTTTATTGAAGTAGATGTTTCCTCAGTCACAGGAACATTATTTTGCTCCATCAATTCCTGAAGCTCATCCATAGCCATATTAAGGTATGGTATTTGAGCTACATAAGTAAATATGGAACGCGCAGTATCATTGAGTAGAGAAGCCGAGCGATCCATTACTTCTTTAGCTAACATAATCACACCGCGAATTTAAGTCCTAATTCTGTTGCCTTCTTAACATCAATAATCGCGCGACAAGTTTGACAAACTGGATAAAGTCCATTTCTTAATGTACCACAAGCTGGACAATTAGATAATTCAATAGTTGAAAAATCTTGCAGCCAAGGTTTATCCTTTAGTCCTAATTCCTGTGCAGCTAAACGCATATCATCAGAAATTGCTAATGGATTACCATTAGAACGTGACCAAAGTGTATCACCAATTTTAACAAGATTAGCAAACCAATTCTGTTGTCTATTTTTGGCAGTTTCTAATTCAGTTCGGTGCTTGGATAAAATACCTGTTAAATCATATTCTCCAGGAACAAAGAAAATTCCAGGCATTGAATCGCTCATGTTACTGGCTAACAATCCATTACAATAATCTTTAACTATTGAATCAGCAACTTGCACCGAAGATACAGGAATTTCAAGTAATGGTTGTGAGTCATCAAGTTCACGCCACCAACTACTAGGACCAATAACTGTAATACTAGGAACCTTGTAAGATCCTTTAGGAATTTTGAAAATACCAGGTTGAATAGTATGTTTAACTTCAACAATATCCTTTGGATAAATTGATATTACTGTAGAGCGATCAAGTGGATTTATTGGTGCGCGAATTACGCGCCTAGCTAACGCACCTAAACCAGGAAAATTACCTACTAGACTCATTGTTAACTCCATTCGGCACGATTATTGCTTGTTTATGGGCCAAAGCATCACCCAAATCAGTTTCGTTACCAAATAAACTCTGTTCAATTTGGTTAATTCTTTCCATTCTAATATGAACAGCTTCTTCTTTAGTAGGTTCCTTATATTTCTTATAACCTTTAGTTCTTATGTTAGCATGAATAGTATCAACAATAAACTTAGCTGCTATCCAATTTGGTTGAATAGCATTACCAAACTTATCTTCAAAAGTCCAAATAGGTTCATAAGATAATTTTTCAACTGTAAGAAGCTTTTCGTTAATTCCTTCTATAGGAAATAATTTCTCAAGAATGTACTTATTATGAATCCATTGCCTATATTTAGGAACAAGACGAACTTCAGTTACTTCTCTAATAAATACTCCTTCTGGAGTTCTATCCTCATAAGTTCCTAATCTTTTCTCAAATTGATCTTCTGACCAAACAATTCGGTAATTCGGATAAGTACTCTCGAATAATCCAAAGTGATCAGATAACTTTCTATTAATTTCGTCAATGAATATCATAAAATTGCGCGTGTTTTATCAGATGCGCGCCCCCTGTTTTTTCCTATGATACAGCCATTACGTAATACTTGGCACTAATCGGATCGTACACTAGAAACACAGGGCGATTCTGAACTGGTGTATATCCCGTGATGATATTACCACTTGTAAGAAACGCGCCTGGTGAAGCATTAGTAAATATCAAACACAACATATGAGTGCCGGTAACTGGAGCAGTAATTGTAGCAACCTGCACAGTTCCAGTAACAAATGTCATGAATGTAGTAGGGGCAATTGTAGCAGCAGAAGCAAGCGTGACAGGTTGAGGCTGTTGGCTGCTCTGTGTTGGTGCAATGTTCTGGTGATTAAGATCGCTCATTTTAATTCTCCTTAATAACCAGAAGGAACAGCCAAATTATCGATATAAGCTGTAGCAGCAGGATTGCTTACGAATGTCTGCATACCCACAACCATATAGAAAATATCGGCTGTAGCAACACCACCAGAAGCGCCGCGAATCTCGAAAATCTTCCTACCATCAGTTGTGTAGAACCCTAGAGGAAGAATTTCACCACGGCCCCAAGTGTCATCTACCACGAAATCGACCCGCTTTTTATCCCAATTGAAGCTAGTCTTGAGCGGCGCTCCAGCCATTTGCATGGAATCAAAATACAGATCGAGTGCTTCTTCCTTGCTTTGCTTCTGAATAATTGATACAAGTTGTCCAATTTCTTCATAAGCAGACTTCTGGCAAGGATGTGTCCAAGCATTCGGATTGAAATTGTTATCAATTCCAGAACGATTTCCAATCTTGTTAATGGCAAGACGAGGAAGCGGCAATGTTAATGCACTTGCTCCACCATTAACACGATTAGAACGAATTTCTGGTGTAGTTGAACGGCTAAATCCAAGCCAAGTCCCTGTAGAGGCGTTAGAATGATGATAGGGAACGCCAAATAACCCAGGAAGGGCAGTTGGAGAGGAAATACCGTTGGTAACAATTAGATCCGTTGCAATAACACCAGCAATTTGCGGAGTAATTGAGACTGAATTACCTTCAACATCCCAATTTGTAATTACACCTGAACCCCGCAATGTTGCTAATGTAGTGTCAAAAACCTGCACGGTCTGTCCATAACGCATTAAACGCACACCAAATCCATCAGTTGTGCATACAATAACATTAGCACCACCAGCAGGCGTATCACTTGTTACCGTACCAATTACGCCATTACCAGACTGCATCATTTGAGCATCAATCTGACGACGAAGCTCATCAAGTGCAGTAGCGGTCAATCGACGAACTGAATTAACAATTGCTTTTCTTTCATCATCAGTTGCCCACTGAGAAAGCTTTGTATACTCAATGTTTTCTGACATGAAAACTGCTGTTAATACAGCCTTGTCGAACGTTGGACCACCACCACGACCTAAGTCGCCGCCGTCAGCATTGAAATACTGAAATGAACCACCTGGACGTAATTCGAGTGGTACGCGCATTTGTCGATTACTAATTTTCTCGACATCACGCTTTTTGATATGCGCGAAGAACTTATCATCACGCTCGAATACGGTACGCAGCTTAGGAATAACTCTTTCGAGTTCTAAGCCTTGAACCTGAGCTTCAACTAAAGCCATTTTAACTCCATATAAGTCTAACGCCGTCAAGAGCAGAAGCGGCATTTAAGACCAATGTATTTGTTGGTGAATTCAGACCAATAGATGTAGGATCTGTTTTGTGAAGTTCAATTCCAGTATCACCATTTACACCCTTTAAGATAATTAGAACAGCATTACCCGCAGGTGGAACTATAGTGATAGCTTTAGGAGTTGTACCTCCACTTGGCGGTGTTATAGTGTTATTTCCACTAGCTAAAGAAATAACATCTACTTTACCAGGACTAACACCATTAGTTGCGGCAACTACATCGTATTGTCCAATGAAATCGCCAGTTAACTCATGGAGAATGCGTCGTACTGAACTTACCGCCATTAGTCATCTCCTGCCATCAAAAAGTCTAATGTTTTCATTCCTTTTGGAATTTCTTTAGGACTACTTCTTGGGGTAGTCGCGCGCCCCGGTGTAATTGGTCCTTTTCTTGGTCCTTCTTCATCCTCAACAGTAGTTGTCCTCTTGCCTAATCCCTTTAAGGCATCATTTCGGGATTTCTGAATTAACTGAGGTAATACTGTTTTAGCTGCACTTAACCAAGCTGACCTTATCTTTTCGATCGATCCCTGTGAGTAATTGCTTTCACTCGCCTGTTTCCATAACCGATCCATTATGGAACGAAATCGTTTGTCATCAGCAAGAACTTTATCAACTTCCTCGAAGCAATCGCGCACCGCATTCTTCTTAATATAAGAACTCATCAATTCCTTTGGATCAATATTAGTATCGATGGTTGACTTGATTAAGTTAGTAACGCGCGTTGATAAATCACCACGAGCAGCTTCAAATCTTTCTTGATTAAACTTAGCACGTTCTTGCTGAAGTTCATTTGGTTCAGAACTACCAGGTTTACCAAATGTAGTTGGTGGAGTAAATTGAGAATTGCCAAATATAAATTGATTAAGAAGAATAGCAGCATCTTTCAACTGCTCATTCTGTAGGCGTTGCGATTCCTGCGCCATTGCCACAATCGTATTCTTAATAACGTTACCAATAACATGATAATAAGCATTCGAGTCTACTCTTGCCAAGGTAGGTAAGTAATTATCAACAATTTTAGCAAATGATTCCTTATCCTGTGCTAAGACTGATTGAAGTACTGATTCAGAGTTACCATTAAGCAAATCACCTTCAAATTTCTTTAGAGTCTCACTACGTTCAACAGCTTCGCGCGCATCATCTAACGTAGGTAAAAGTTCTGCATACTTTTGTTCTCTAAAGTAAGACTTTTCGAGAAAGGGAAAATCCTTAAAAATAGTTGGATACTTAGCTAGAATTTCCTTTCGTCGCGCGTGCGTAATAATTTCTGGTTCAGGTTCAACTTCTTCTATCTTAACTTCTTCTTCTGGTTCAGTTACTTTTTCTTCTTCTTCTTCAGAAGTTTTCTTTACTGGTTCTTCAACTTCCTTTTTAAGCAAATCTTCTTTTACTGGTTCATCTGGAGCATTAAGAACATCCAGAATATCATCACGACTTAATTCAGGATTGAGTTCCGACATTTTTCTTCACCTGTGCCAACATAGGCTTTTGTTGTTTAGGCTTCTCTTGATTAGGCTGAGCCATCGCCTGCATATACTGAACATGCCTTTGTAAGTGTAGAAGAATATTTCTATAGCCAGTTGGATTTTCTATTTTAAGCAATCTCCCTTCAGATGAAACTAGGAAAGATTTAGCAATCTCAATATGAATTGGATGATGATCAACAAGAGGCTCAATGTCTACAGAAGGTACTTCCTGTTGCATCGTTCCTTGTGGGCTCTGAATTGGAATTACTGTTGGTTCAGACTCAAGAAGAATACGAATTTCTTCATATTGCTTCTGCCTATCTGATTCACCAGGAATTACAAATTCATCGAGACCGAGTGCGCGCGAAATTAATGGAATATTTTCAGGTGAGGTTAATGCATCCATTACTTCAGGATTAGATCCCTGAAGAAGTTGCATCATAACTTCTCTCTGTTGAGTCCAATTGATTGGTAAGTTTTCATTAGCTTCTAATTCTACGGAACCAATTTTGCCTTGAAGTTCCGCTCTACGAATAAAGGTGTTAATAAAATTACCATTTGGGGATTTCTCAACAAATCTTTCATCATCAACCACAGTTTTAATGTACGATGGAATAACTTTAGAGAATATGTTTTTCCACCAATAAGTAAGAACCTTCCAAGGCGTTTGAAGGCGTTGTAAAGCCTGTGCGCGCGACATCGAATATTGAGCAGCAGTTTTACCACCTGAAGATTGCGCGCCACCAAATAAACTAGGTAATGCACCTGATACAAGTTGTGCTGCTTCATTTATACGTGTTGCAAATGGTTGTACTTCTGCGCTAAGTGACGCGGTGCGTACTTCATAAAAACTTTCACCAAGAGATTTTCCAGTAGGAGTTTTAGCAGGAAATATCATTCCTGGTGTAGCTTCAGTTTGTCTATACTGATCAAAATTAAGCGTTACTGGATCAGCAAAAGTTTGTGGTATACCATGTTCAATAGTTTGAAGAACTAAGTTGTTTAAGTCATTAGTAATATCCTGTACCGAAACTAGAAGCAATCCAAGAGGATCATGTTGTAAATAATCTGATAATGGATTATAAGTTAAAGTCCAAGAATCATCTAATGCTTCATTTTCAGAATCAGCAAATTGATCATTAACGAGAACTACTTTCGCGCCATTCGGAAATAATTTCTTCAAATCATCTACATCATCCTCATTCGGCAATACATGGAATGAACTAGGTCGTAACCAGCAATTACGGACCGTAACTGTATTAAGAGGATATTCTCCTGCATACTGTGTGGAAAGTCTACCCCATCTTTCATAAGGATCGTACATTCCACCAGAAGTAATCTTACCTAAATTACCACCAATATTATCTTTAAGCTCGGGATATCTTTCAAGTACATTTGAGTAATGAGTTTCATAAGCCCAAATTAAATAAGGTGTATCAGATTGACGTTGCGCGTAATTAGCTACTTTAACAAATAATCCACCATAAACTTCAATGCATTGTCTAGTTTTAGGTTTAGAAGTTACTCCAGTTAATTTAGTTACTAATATTTTTTCCTTTACAATTTGCGGTTCAACTTGAGCTAAACAGTTAGGGCAAAGTAATTTATTTTCATTCTGGACCAAATTTTGAAGATTCATATCTTCATCATCTGGTGCATATTCATCTTGTTGCTCATCAGCATTTGGTCCTAACTTAGAACCACATACACCGCAATAAGGAACATCTATTTCGCGTTCTTCGTCCTTATATTGCTTTTCTTCCACAGTTCCATAAGATTTATCTTCCTTTGCATAATTATAAGCTGCTATCATTCCTTCCGTACAGAAAATGAATAGCGCGTGAACCCAGAGAAGTGGTGCATCATTATGTTTGAAAACTAACTTAGCAATTCTATCTCCTGCTTTTGCTGTTTCCAAGTCAAGATTATTTTCAGCATCATCTGGAAAACACTTAATTGGTGGAACTGTAACTGAAAGAGCTGCTATGATAGATTCAAGATAGGCGCGAAAAATATTGATTGGCTTATCATAAGCAGCAGCATCATTTGATTGAGAACTAGATTCAAAATCTGCAATACGCCAATCATGCGCGACTTCACTCCACCAAACTCTTTGAAATCCATTCCAATAATACTTAAGCTTCTTCCATGTACGAATTTGACGTTCGCGCACAGCTCGATCTTCTTGATCGAAATGATCGCAGACTTGCTTAAGAAGCTTCTTTTGTTTCTCAGTCAGTTTCATTAGAAACTCTTAGTTGGCATCAATGATCTGAGTTTAGCCTTCTTTTTCTCGAAACGTGGTGTGCCTTTAGCAATTCCGCGAGACATCATTTTTTCGCGAAATCTATTTCTCATTTGCTCCGGCTGCATACCAGCTCTCATTCTATTGCCCATTTGATTAGCCATTTGCTCACCTACATATTTAAGCCCCGGCATCTAACACCTCCTTCTCTAATTCCTCAATTGGTTTTCTATCACGAAGAATTTGTGCGCGTTTTCTATCTTCAGCTTCTAGCATGTTTTGTCTAACAGACCAAGGAATATTCTTCGGCTTTATCTCAACGGGCATTTCTAAGGGAATAGAAACATTTTCATTAGGTTTGTTCAAATCAAGAATCCATTGAAGTAGTTGTTTGTTCTCATACTTCTCTGTTTCAAGAAGTTGTTTGAGAACTTCACAATTTTTACAGCCACAAAGCCCACAATGAGGATTAAATAAATGATGAAGCCAATCAATGAGCACGATGATATCTCCTAATCGGATTAGTATTCTGCTCTCGTTCAAGGTGACGCGCATTTCTATAAAAACTAGTCCAATCCTGTGTTTCTGCTAATTTCTTAGTAAGATATTCACGTTGTTGCAGTTTCAACGATTCATCCGTAGCTTCACCAAAAAAGCGATCAGCAGTATCAACAAGATAACGAATTCCATCATAAGGGTCATCACCAGGAAATTCAGCTACATCCTGTGGATTAGTTTTGTCATAAATACAAGCATGAATTGCTTCAATCAATTTTGGACAGGTATTGAATATTTGTAACTTAGGTAAATTAGTTTCCGGTTCAGGAGCAACGAAAGATTGAAGATACTCATTGTAAGCATCTAACCCCTTATTGCGTAACAACCATTCAGATAAGTCCTGATTAAATGATCCACGCTCTACATTGTGCTGATATTTAGGTTTCCACCTTAAATATTCATGGAGCAGCATTTTACCAGCAACCCTACTACCTGGTTGATTACTTGTCAACTGAACCGGAAAATCAATAGCGGCACTAATTTGTTGCTGAATAGTATGCTCCTGTCCTCTATCTTGTCCTGCGGATTTACAAAGTTTTACAAGACGAATACTTTCCATGTGAATATATGGTTTAATTTCTGCGCACCATTCTTCGATTCGAACTTTTTGATACCATTGTTCCCTATAAATATAGAGACGTTTCTCTGGAGAAATAGCACCATATCCTATCCAAGTCATAGCTGGTGGTGCATATCCCCAATCCATAGAAACTATTTTAGGCCACCAACTAGGAATATCAAATGAATCAACTACATGAATAGCATTATCCGGTTCATCAGGATACTTCTTATCACGAAATTCATCAAATACCTGACCAAGATAAGCATCCCAGGAACCATACTTCTTCGCTTCGAGTTCCGCTTTAGGTAAGGCTTCTAATGATTGTGCATATGCAGGATCGATGTTAGGATTATCCGCTAAAGTGGAATGAATATAAATACGTTTATTACCACCTTTACCTACTAGAATTTTGCTACCTTTTGGTGCAAAATCAACAAATCTCTTTTTAGTCCATCCATGTCCTACACCACCAGGCATACCAGCTGCGCGTATAATAGCTGGAAGTAATGGGTCAGAAGTACGAACGCGCGTAAATCCAATGTATAAATAAATATACTCAGTAAACGAAGTTAGCTCATCAGGAGTATAAAGGTTTATTTCCATTGAATCGTATTGATGAACATCATCTTCATTTTCACAGTGACCTAAATGAATAACTGCGCCATTCGGTCTAAATCCTGAACCAAACTGATCTTCTCTAGGAAATGTCCAGCTCATTTCCTGTTTATTAAATAAAGCACCAAACTTCAAGTAAAATTCTCTACTACGTGGTACAATTTCATTTCTTAATTCTGGATAAGTCCTACGTTGAAATACCTGCTTAAATTTAGGATTATTATGCCATCCGTGAATCAATGGATAAACAAGCAATACTTCACTTTTCCCAGAACCCGCACCGCCTCCATAGAAACCTTCTTTTATAGAAGTAGGAAGTGACAAGAATATAGATTGCTTCTTGTTTGGCTTCCACTG